GTAACGGATTCTGCTGACCTGCGCCAGCTTGCTGAATTGCTTGAATCGCCTGCATCTGTGGTGCTTGCTGAACGACTTGTGCGGCACGCTGACTGATCAACATGTCCATCCTCGGATCAATGTCGTCGAACTCGAAGTCTTTGTCCCGTAGATCAGGAACATTCGGTAACGGAACAGCGATGCTCGCCTGCATACGGTTGCGATACAACAGCGCGATGTGCTCAGCAATATGAGCAATCAACACTGGTTGCAATGCTTTGGCACCTGGATTTCCAGCGAGTGACGGGTCTTGCAAAAACTGCATATGAACCGCGATGTGCGCGTCGTGATCCTGTTCTGGGAAAGCTCTGATTGGCTTGCCGTACATGACCGACATGTTCTCGTCAATTGGGTCGAGCCTTGGTGCTTCTTGCGGCTTCTTCAATATCTCGTCAATGTTCGGGATGCGGATGGCTTCGTACATACGCTTGTACGCTTCATACATATCGTGAAGCTGTGGCGCGGATTGTGCCATTTGAAGAATCGCTTGTGCTTGTGCGATACGTTGTGCAGTGCTGAAGATGTTCGGGTCGCTGACAGGGATTATGTCAATCCGGTCATTGAAGTCTGCTGCATAAATTGTTTCGGATGCACCTGAGACTGCAAACTGGAACGACTCTGGCAGATAAAGTGAGTTCAGCTTTGCGAGCATCTTGAACTCTTGACCCTGAGCGTAGTGCAATCGCTTGTGGATCGCTGAGAACGACTTTGAACCTTGCTCAATCAGCGCGACTGTGGAGCCGACTGGTGCGTTCGGGTTAACATCCCCAACGTTCAAATCTGCAGTGCTTGCGAACCTTTGGCCAGCTTGAACCACAAATCCCAACAACTGGAACAGCGTGCCGGATGGTTCTTTGAAAGGAAGCGGCATGATCGCCTTGTTAACATCATCAACTGTTGAATCGAGATCTACGAACTCTCCAGGATTCACATCGATCTCGCCACCACTGACACGACCTTTGAGTTTGAAGCCACCTTGCATGTTGGCAAAGGCAGCTGAGTCCAAAAGTGCTCGGAGCGAACCTGTTGCAGCTTTGCCCAAACCACCGATCATGTGATAAAGTCCGAAACCGTAGAACCCAACTCCAGGAAGGAACTTGTAGCTCACAAACCAGTCTCTGCGCTTCTTGGACTCGTCGTCTTCGTTCCAGTTGCGACGTACCGAGATAATTTTCTGTGAATCGTAGTCAATTGTTACAACGTATGGGAATGCGACAAGGTTGGTGTTTGTGTCGTCATCGTCCTCTTTTTCTATCCCATCAACTCCGTCAAATGTTTCATAAACGTGCATCTCCAGCAACGTCATCACTTGATCTTGAGTGTCGTCTGCGTATGGGTTAACACCTTCAATGTCTTCTGTTGTTGAACCAGAAGGATCAATCCCGTCACCAGAATATTCAGTTGGGAGATACCAACCTGCCTCAACATATCTGTTGAAATCGTTGCGTGGCATCCTGATCAAATGAGTGTAGCGCGGAGAGGTGTAAAGATCCTTGCTCTCAGGAGCGACAATAAAATCCTCTGCCTTTACAAACTGGGAGCACTGACGATCCATGGTCGCGTCCCACCAAACCTTTTTAAATGTCTGGCCAACCAATGGCAACTGAAACAACATTTGGTCTAAGTCTGGGAAGTACTCGGGCATCTGCTCGGTGATCTGGTAGTTCATGAACTCCCGAACTCTGCGTGCCTGTTCTTCAGTTTCTTCATTTGGGTTGCCGACAATGATCGTCTTGACTGGGCCACCGGAGGGATACAACTCGGCAATGGCTCGTGCATTGAACTGGGTTGCAGCTTCTGCGATCAATGGGTGAACAACTGTGCTCAAACCTCTGCTTGCTCGCTCCTCTTCAGACTCCATGAGTCCTCCGTCTGGGTCAAGCGTTTTCAATCCTTCTTTGTAACGCTGTTCCCACTCTGAGCGTGCATCTTTGTCCGACTCGTAATAACTAACAAGGTCGGATGCTTTGCGGTCGAGTTGCTTTTTGTCAATAACCTCTGCCAAGTTCGCGTCGAACTCAGTCTCTGGCTCTTGAATCATCGCGTCGAGCATTGGGTCGCCAATCAAAACATCTGATTCGCCGAACTGCTCAACTTGTAGGTCGTCTGGTGGGGTGGTGCTATCTGCAAATGGAATTACATTGTCTTCAATCGGATCAGCCATATAATGTTACCCTTTTTCTAGGCGATTCATAGTCGTCGTCATCATAGTCCTGTGAGTGAGTAACGAACCATCCTTTGCGCAGTCTCAACCATGCTTGTGTACAGGTATCAACTATATCGTCATTTTCTGTCGCTGGAAAGGCTGCACAGATGTCAATCAAGTTTTTCGCCCACTTTTTATCTGATGGATAATAAATTCTGCCATCTTCCAGCAAAGCTGAACTGGCATGCGCACGTGCTTCTTTGTCGCGGTCGGGCATATATTCTATAACCGGAACACCTGCAACCCGTAAGTCCTGTATCAGACTCTGGCCAGATGCCTTCTTTTCAATGAGCACCGCGTCTGGTTCATACAAATTATACGCCTCTTGAGCAATCCTCCTCAACTCCGGATACGTAACTCTGTCATACCACATATCCAGAACTATAGCGTTCATTTGTCCATTGCGCTTGAAAACTCCCCAAGTCGTTCTGGCTGAATACGAGGTTTTCTCTTTTGTGCTGAATGCTGTATCCCAACTTTGGATAACGTATTCAACATCTGGCAGTGTGTCTCGCTCCCATGGCTCCCACCATTCTGCTTTTAAGATTCCGCCACCTTTTGGCATTGGGCGTTGCTGTAACTGACCAGCAGCAGCATAAGTCCCAAGCGAGTGCTCAAGATTATCAAGAGTTCTCTCGTCAATCCTCGATGGCCAAAGCAACTCACCCTCAATTGTCCGAGGATCTGTGAAACCGAGCGATGAACGAGTGTGTGTTGGGTGTCCGATCTCATACCGCGCAGGCAAACACAAGTGATCCCAGTCCTCACCAAGCTCATTGGCCAAGATGTGCCCAGTTAAGTCTTTTTCGTGCACTCGCTGCATGATAATGATGAATGCACCTGTCTTTGGGTCGTTGAGTCGGGACTGCATCGCCTGATCCCACCATTCCAGAACACCCTCTCGGACAGCAGACGATTCTGCTTCCCTGACGTTGTGCGGATCGTCAATCACGATAATATCGCCACCCTCACCCGTCAACGCACCGTCCACCGAGGTCGCAATCCGCATCCCAGTCTTATCGTTCTCAAACCGTTGCTTCTGGTTCTGGTCGCCAGTGAGTTTAAATGTCTGACCGAAATGTTCTTGGTACCACGGGCTGTCGATCAAGCGTCGGCACTTAACTGAATCCCGTATGGAAAGCGAAGAAGCGTACGACGCAAACAAAAAACGTTTCTCTGGCTGGATGGTCCAAGTCCACGCAGGCAAAGCCACAGCCACCGAGATCGACTTCATGTGGCGCGGAGGGATGTTAATGATCAGTCTTCGGATTTTACCTTCAACAACTGCTTGCAGATGCTCGCTGATTGCATCTATGTGCCAGTTGTCATGGAATTCACGACTTGGCTCAATCGTTGTCCAAGATCTCTTGGTAAACTCCTTCAACGATCTCCTCATCTTCTCCGCTCTCACTTCCGTCAATGACAGCGTGTTCAAGAACTCGTTCAATTGTGTTGAGGTCGTCATCTGTTAATCTATCTATGTTTAAAACTCGTGTTTGTTCAACTTGCGCTTTAACTTCTACTGCCTTCAAATCAGGAACGCATTTACCGAGCAGAGTCTTTGCTGCAAGAACTCGGAGCTCTGGGTCTGCGGATATGGTTCCGGATTTTGTTGCAATTCCTTGAGAGTCTTTTGTGTAAACGGGGAACATCTCTTTGCCTTGCATAACGGAAGCAAGGAATCCCACTGGATCAGCTTGTCCCATGATCCAGTTGATTGTGGCGTGATGGTTCCACTTGTAACGTTTGCGTCTTGCCGGCTTTTGGACGTTGAGTGGCTCCACGCTTTGGAACCTCCCGTCCCAGTTTTCAGGA